TAGTCCGGGGATCACGCCTTCTTTTTCATAAGTATAGATTGTACCGTTTGCTGATATCATCCAAGGCTTATGACTATCAAAGACTAGTTTCCAAATCTCAGCCGCACTCATTTGTTCTGAGCGACCATCTTCATAATCAATCCAAAGTAATGTACCTCTTTCTTGGTTCATGATTGCTGTGTACTCTAATGCACCAAACAAGTTTTCCCATAGAATAGCACCAGTCACATCATCATCGCCTTCTTTATAGAATTTCTTCATCTTGGCGAGTTCGTGACCTTTTTCTTTCATGTAGTGATCTGTGAGGTCTTGTCTGACCTGAGCAACGATGGTCTCTGGCGCCATGTTAAGTGCTCGGATGACTGACGGGTAGAGCGAGTTAATGTCGACGGCGCCGACCCAGTCGTGCATTCCTTTCTTGGGATAAGCAACATAGGCACCTGCCGCTGGCTGTACATCTTCTTCATTTTCTTTCTTCCTTTTCTTATCTGGGACTACTAAACCACGTGCATGTGCTTCGTTCATAATTGCCATTTCAATCATAGCAACAGAACCCATAACAGTGGGTAATAAAACTGTATTCTCATGTGCTAGTGCATTTGCTAGTTCTAAGAACTTCAGTTTGTTATGAATCTTAACCAACAACATAGTATCTTGTCTGTTATACTCTAAGAACTTGAACCAGTCCTTGTTGTACAATTGGTCAAGAGTACCTTCGTATTGTGTTTTGTTTTCACCGACTTCCATTTCACCAATGAAGTCAAGTTTATAACTGTGGCGTGATTCGTAGTTGTATTTCTTATACAACTGCAAATAGTCCATGTGAATGCGACCGATCAAATCATAAGTTGTTTCAACTTTACCGAATCGTTCATATTCTCTTGGCTTAGGAAGTTGACCCATCAAGCAGAACTTGCGTGTGTCATCTTTACTCATTACACGTGTGACACGATTGACCATGTAAGGTATATCATAGCCCTCTGAGTTCCAACCAGTCAACACATCAGCATCTTCTATCAACTGAAAGAAAGCATCAAACATTTCCTTTTCTGTTTTGAAAAGCAAACAGTTATCAAACTTACTAACAATATCTTCAGCAGTTTCCTCCGTCATATGTTTCGGAGCAATACACAATGTTATCAGTGTGTTTTGCCAGTCCAAATACATTGAGATAGCAGTTACTGGATTGAATGGATCACTTGTTGGACTGAACCCTTTGACAGGATCAAAGTCTACTTCAATGTCAAAGAAACAAGTGTGAAGTTTGGGAGGCTCGACACCTAAATAGTTTTCACTTAGGCAACGGAAGATAACGTTTACATCACTCTCGTATAAATTTTTACCCGAGAGGACTCTGCGCTCTTTCTCAAATTCACTACGTTTTCTAGTACTGAATCTACTTACAGGATTACCGTAAATACTTCTGTGTTTACCTTTTGGATCATCAAAATAGAACACATAATTTGCTGGAAACTCATTATATGCTCTTTTGCCCTCAGGGGTTCTTTCTACTACATAGATACGGTCTTCATCCCTAGAATGAATAGCGTCTACGTAACTCAAAGTGTCTTACCCACTGTTTCCAAAATAGTGTTGAGTTCTTCGTTTTCTTGATTGGTTTGTGTCAAACGTGCTTTGTGTGCTACACGAATTGCCTTTTTAAGAACAGAAGGCTTTACTTCCAATTCTTCTGCGATGGCTTTGACTGTATCGCTTAGACCTTCAGACAGAGTATCAATCTCGTGCAAGACTGCCATACCCTCATTTACTAATTGTGTTAGTTTAATCTTTTGGTCACCGTTAAAAGTTTTTGTCATGTTTACTCCTTGAGAACTACTTATTATATAGTAATTCGCAGAAAAGTCAAACTTTTTGCGTAACTAATTTAACCTTTTAACATTTTTCTAATCAATGTGATTAGAGTTTCCGGTTGTTTTTGGAATTGTTTTTGTAGTAAGTATACTTTTACTTCTTGGTTAGGATCTTTATCAAACAAATCGTCTGGTATGTTTTTTAAATTCTCTCTTAACTTACTGGAAAATTTCGGGGTGTTCTTTTCCATAAATCTTTATGTACTTTCCCGCTAACATATCTGCCATAGCTTCGATAGGACTTCCTGGATAACTATCACCGTCTTTAATCATTCCTAATTCATCCTGGCGTTGATGAACTAGTTCATGGAAGATTGTTCTAAAGATGTCAATCAAATTTCTGTTACCGATATAAACCCAAATCTGATCACCTGAATGAACTCCAGTATGATGACCTTTTTGTGCTTGTTCAGTATCTCTACTAAAGGTGAACTGTGGATCACCTTTCACGTGTAACGTTTCTTTTGCCCAAGCAATAAATTTTTCAATTTGTGCTTCTTCGGAACTGTCTTCATATATGCTATGGAGTGTTGGGCCTGTTACCGTATTCTTTTTTTTTATGGGAGTGACATTACCCTTTGGTTCTGTGACATTATCTTGTTTAGGTGGGAACGTTCTTTTTCCATATTGAACTTGTGCTTTATCTCGTTTAAATGGAATTACATCACCTTCGTTGACTTCTTCATTTCTTTGCTTTATTTTCTTCACCCAGGTGTCAGGTGTATGCCCGTACTTTTTAACGAACATATCATGCAATTTTTGACCAGTAAGTTTGTGTCTTTTGCAAATACGCTGCATTAACTCATCAATAGTATCGTAATCTGTTTTCTTGAGATTAGGTAGTTTATTTGCTAATTCTTCTACTGGATTTGAAATGTTAAAGTCTTTTGCTCTCATAATATAGTATTTATGCTCACTTTGAGGAATCGAGTAGCGAATTCTATCCTTCCGCCAGCAGCCGGCGACACGGTCCTAAGGCGTGTTCTTAATTAATCTTATTCTCGGGTTTATCGTATGCTCTACGGTCAGTGAGGGAGAAAATCATACCGTCAACTGGATCTTTCTTCTGATACAAGTCCCAGTCAGGTAATAGTCTTTTAATCATTTTAGCATATAATCCAATACGACTATCTTCCTTTGCGTTGAATGTGATTTCTTCTACTCTATCAAGTCCGTAATCTTTTAAGAATGCACGGGTAATATCAACCGCAGTTGATAATACTTCTGCTGAATTACCAGTATCAGTTTTCCCAAACAAATCTAACTTATCAGGATCTACATCAGGTTTTCTTATTAAACGAAATTGTATTTCCCACTTCGTAGGATTACTGCCTGTAAATGCTTGCCAAAGATATTCTCTATCACCTACTTTAAAAAACGCAGATACTTCATTAGTACCGAGACGAGCCCATTCCCAGTTCTTTTTACCAGGCTTGAATAGTTCGGATAAGAATTCGTTTGCTCTCATTACATTGTCCTTGGAGCTAATTCAGACGCATCAACCATATTTAAATCACTAATACGATATTCATTACGAGGGAAATTATTTGTAGCCATATAATTGTATGCTGCCATTGGGCTACTTAATCTAATCACATTACCGGAATTGTCACGAACAAACTCGCGGGTTTGAGTATTTCGAATACCTACATAATCTTGCTGACCAATTGGTTGTGACGCACCTGCTGCCGATTGACCAGGTTGACCGAGACTTTGGTTAGGATCAAATCTGTTGGCCCATTCTGTTCCTGGGTTAGCATCTTCCCATTGACGCAACACTGTTGTGGCATCACCAAGACCAGAAGCCATGAAACGATACACAGGTGTACCGTCGTTATTAGAATCTACTATCACATAGTTGCCGTCAGGATTGCTTGGACGACCGTTTAAGGTAGGGCCTGCGGGTCGACGGCCCACTGGTTGAGGCGCATCTGCTCTTGCTCTGAACTCACCTTGCGGGGCTGGTTTATTATTGAACGGTCGCAGCATTTCAATCTTAGCATCGTTGATAGAATAGTTACCCCATTCTCTATTATGTCTTAGTGCATCTTCCCATGCTTCTTGTTTGTTTTTACCAACAACTTCAATGCGTTGTCCATTTAAACTTACGTTCCACCACCAGTCGCCTGTCTCTTTACCCTGTGCTTGTTTCAATGTAGCTAACGCAACTCTACGGAAATCAGCAACAACTTTCTGTGGTGCTCCACCTACTGCTGTTACATACTGACTGAAATCTTGTACCATTCTACCATAAGCGTCAGTAGAATTGTCTGGATTCAATAACTTGTATAACTTCTTATAGTAATCTTCTTTATACTTTTGTGGATCACAAGCTGCATCCATAGCAACAACAAAGCGATATAGTGTGTTGGTTAGTGTATCTACATCTTCATTTAACCAATCACCACCTGGACTACGGAACTCAATGTAACCATCTTTAGTATTGATACTTGTATATTTGTCCGTGACACCAGTGTGGATTAATTTGATAGCTTGCTCATCTAAACCACTACGCATTTTGTCTAACATTCTAGCAACATCTTCTGGTCTACCTGCGACATTCTTACGAATTCTACTGATAGCACTACGACAATAGTTGTTTGCTTCACGACTAAACTGTTTAAGAATATATTCATCACCTAGCAACAATGCTAGTTTTGTGTAATCAACATTCTTTAGACTATAATTAGGAACACTGACATTCATGTGTAAGCCAGTTGACTCGTTTGTATAGCAACCATAACTGTTTGCCCAGTCAATCACATCTTTTAAATCAGCGACTAATTCTGTTAATGGAAGAGGTGGACTTACAAATTCTAATCCTGTATCATCATCACTATCAGGTTGTAAACTGCCATCAGGTTCTACTGTATACTCACGTGCTTTTCTTACACCATGATACTCATTACTAGCATTGCATGGTCTACCTATAGCATCGCTGAAACTTTCAGCAACATTCTCAATATCTTCTGAGCCACCTACTTGCATTGTGTGTGGCCAATATACATCATTCTCGACACCAAACTCACGATAAACATCAGTCATCCATTTATAGTTACTATCTAACCAATCACCTTCATCTATATTGTTATCACTATCCCAATCTTCCATGAAAGATTCGTATGCTCTATCATAAATGCGACCTTGTCTAGACCATTCATCTTCAACAAATGCGTCAAATTCTTGTTCTACTCTTTCACGAATATACTTATTATATTCTTCACTATCTTCTTCAATCTCTGGGTTGTTTTCTGCTAATTCATCCTTAGCAACTTCAATGGCTGCGTCTTCGTCAAAGTAATCATTTAATTCAATATACTCTCGTAAAAAAGACTCACCGTTATAGTTCCAATCTTCGTCACGCTTCTCATTTAGCCATTCAAAGAATTGTTCCTGCATTGATTCAATCATGCTGCGAACATCACGGCGACTGTTGTTACCATCACCACCCATGAAGAAATCTTCAATACCGCTCCAACTACTTGCTCTATCATCAGCATCATAGTCTGGTTCGTATTCACTATCTTCTGGACTTTGTGTATTGGGAACTATCATTTCAAATTCCATACCAGCAGTAGCGTTAATAGATTTTACAAGGAGCTTCAGTGATGAAGGACTCATGTTCACTTCATCAAGTTGTTGATATTCTACTAAAAAATCTATGGCTCTCATTTACTCACGTTCTTTTTTGAGAATGCTACGGATGAACCATGCTTTTTT